CCGGTCTTCGTCGCCCACAACTTCAGGCGGCGTTTGTAGAGGCGGTGCCACTCGTCCACGAGGGCCTCCCAATAGCGCTCGCCGCTCTCGTCGTCGCGGGTGTCGGACGGGTCAGCGAAGAACGCGAGCGGGCGGTAGAGGTCGAAGACCTCGGCGACGCGGGCGTTTACACTCGCGCGGTCCACGCGCCACGGGCCCATCGCCTTCTCGTCGTAGCCCGGAGGCTTCTGCCAGACGCCGAGTTGGAAGACCTTCCCGTCCTTCGCGCGGCACGCGACGAGCGCGGTCGCGTCGTCGGACTTCGAGCCGTCGAAGAACACGAGGATGGTCTCGCCCGAGGCGAGTTCCTCACGGACGCCGAGCGCGTCGAACTTCTGCGGGTGCACCCATGCGTCCTCGGCGGCGACGATCTGGTTGTACCAGAATCGCCGGGAGCGGGACGGCGGGTTGCGTCGGTCGGCGATGGACTTCGCGATTCGCTTCACGTTCAGCCACACGGAATCCCCGCGGACAGAGGCGATTACGTCCGGCGCGGCCTCCAGCGTGAGGGGCGCGTTCGGGGGCGCTTCGAGGGAGTCGTAGAGGAGACCGGCGTCCACGGCGCGGCCATCGAGGACGGCCTCGGCCTGCTCGCGGTCACGCTCGGCCACGGAGTCGTGACCGGGCTCGTAGGCGTTCGTGATGCGGAGGGAGCGCGCGGCGCCGCCCTCAGACTTCGAGGCGTTTCGCTCGATCACGTCGGCCATCTCGTGCCCGGAGTTGTTCGAGAGCCAGTGGTGCGTCTCGTTCAGGAGGACGAACGAGGCGCGGGCGCCTTCGAGCGTCGTCGGCGACGAGGTGACCGCCTGCATGAGGGCCTGCCCGTGGAGACCGTGGACGGTTTCCTTCTGGACCACGAGGTCGAAGTCGGCCTTCGCGCGGTCCGAGATGAGGCGCGGGAGGAGGCGCATCGTGTTCTTCGTCTGCTCCAGCGAGACGGCGGCGACCTGCACCCACGGCTCGGCGGCGGGCTCGCCCACGGGCTGCCCGTCCACCATGTCGCCGACGCGGCACGGGCCCGCGAGTTCAAACGTCGCGATGCCTGCGCCGAGCGGGTCTTTGCCGTGGCCCTTCAGCCTTTGGAATACGCCGTCCGAGTAGAGGAACTCGCCGGACTCGTTCACGGCGTACCACCACAGGAGGAAGCGGGCCTGCTCCTCGGTCCACACCCACGGCGTCTCGCGGTTCTTCTGGAGGTACGCGCCAGTCCAGGCGAGCATCTGCCAGCCGAGCGTCCGCTCGGGGAGGTGCCAGTGGTCGCCGTCCATCTGCCACGTAGGGCCGAGGAAGACGGGCGGGTACGGGAGTTCGCGGGGCTCGACCTTCGCGTAGGCGCGGGCGCGGTAGAACTCCTCCGCGGCGTCCATCTCGGCGCGCGTGAAGGGGTCGATGTCCGTCGTCACGACGGAGAGTGACCGCGCCATCACTTCGCCCAGCGGGCGGCGGCTGCCTTCCGAGCGGCGTCGCCGGGGTCCGCGCCGGACGCGGCGGGCGAAGCCTCCTCGGGGAGGCGGAGTTGCTTCAGGAGCGCGGCACGAGCGGCGCGGTACGTGCGGAGTTCCGCGACGAGAGGGTGGATGACGGCCTGCCCCATCGAGCCCTTCGCCGTCATCGGGCGGTCCATCTCGGCCCACGCCTCGGCAAGGGCGTCGATCATGTCCGAGGTCCGCGCGGCGTCCTCCAGCACGGCGAACTCGTCCGGGCGCAGGACGTACGGCGCCGGGGCGTCGTCCTTGCCTGCGATGGCGGTCCAGAGTTCGCGGCCAGCGGCGCCGAGGTCGGCGGGCATGGAGCGGCGGGGAGCGGCGGACATGTCGGCCTCCTCTCGGGCGGTCGGATGAGGGCGCCCTCCCACGAGCCCCGATGCCTGCCTCGGGTGCCTCTACGAGAGCGGGGTGCGTCGTGCGCGTTCTGCCGTGGTGCGAGCGGGCGCTCGAAGGGGTCGAAAAAACGGGCGAAAAGTCCGCACGCATGGCGAGGTGCTATAGACACCGCGCCACTGAGGGGCGGGGGAGGGGGGAGTGGCCCCCAGGGCGGCTCGCGGCGTCGTCACGCGAGCGTCGAGCACGAGCGCAGGCCACACGAGCGCGTGAGTCATGCGATGCGCGCTCGATCACTCAATGAGTGATGCTTGCTTCATGCGTGAGTGAGACGAGGGAGTGTGGTCTCACGTTCCTACGTGAGCGAGCCGGGGTGCGCCTCGTCCTCTCGTGCCTTGCGCCTGCGTCCTGCGTTCGCCTCGCGCTGCGTCTTGACGAAGTGGCACGCCTCGCCGCACGTGGCACAGTGTCCGTCCCTACCGTCCGGCGTGCCGTGGATAGGGGCCAGGTTGTCCGGGTGGTCCGGGTCGCCGGGAAGCCGACGCCGGAGCCACGCTGCCACGTTCAGCACGTGGTCTACCTGCGTGGCCCCGGGGTGCCCGCACACGTGGCACACGCCGCCGTGCGCCCGGAGGATGCGGTCCTTCTGCGCCCTCGACAGGCGGGACGGGCGGCGGTGCCAAGTCATGAGTCAGTGCCTCCCACAGTCGGCGATGTGCTCGCCCTCGTGCGTCGAGGTGGAGCCCGTGCGCCGAAGGCAGGGCCTACCGTTCGCCTCGCGTCTCTGGCATCGGTATGAGTCGCGCCGGAGAGCGCGGAGGCGCAAGAGTTCCGGCGTCGCGCTCACGGTCCCGAGGAGGCGTTCTTCGGGATGAGCGGCTGGACCGCGGCGAGGATCATGCCATCCGTGATGACGCCCTCGTGCTGACCGGGACGCGGGACGTTCGTGCCGAGCGCGTAGGCGTAGGCGTCATCCCAGCCCGGGGCGCCGGACAGACTCCAGAGGTGCGCGTCGGCCCACTGGACCGGCGACGGGACGCCCTGCGTGGCGGCGCACGCGGCGACGCGGTTACGGAGGTCAGTGTCCACGGCGAGCGCGGCTTGCGTGTTGTAGGACATGGAGGGTTCCTTGCATCGGCGAGCCGCGAGTCGGCCCGCGGGTACGACAAAGCCCGCCCCTGCTCGACGCTCTCGACCGCGGAGAGGAGGACGCGGGAGAACGGAGCGGGGGCGGGCTGGACCTCCCTGCAAGCCCACGAGGGGCTGCCGCCGATACATCCGTCCGGGAGAGAGACGGGGCGCGTTTACACGATGGGCCGGGTCAGGAGGAGTCGAACCTCGATAGCGGTAGCGAACCGCTCGCGCACCCTGCGCGTTCTGTCCCGTTGGAGGGCCCCTCGTCCTCCGCGAGTCAGTGCGCGAGGAACGGGCAGGGGCCCTCTCTACTAAGAGAATGGGCCGAGGTCACGCCGGATGCTCACGCACGGCACGACCGACACACTCGCCGCGTGCCGTCGGGCTCGCGGGAGTCGAGATGGAACGCGGACGAGGGCTTCGCCTCGCCGCACGAGGAGCACGTCTTCGTCACGCCCCGGGACCACGCCCGCCGACGTGCGAGCGCGGCGCCGAGGAGCGCCTCCACGCCCTCCGGGTCGTCGTCGGGATGACGAGTCGCCAGAGAGGCGCGGAGGCGGTCCTCCAGCGTCACGAGGAGCGCTTGTCCATGCCGAGGAGGAACTCGGCGAGCGCGGCCACGTCCGAGCCGAGGACGTTCCGCGTGTAGCCCGCCTCGCGGAGGATGCGCGCGGCCTTCGCCGAGACCTCCAGGCGGAGGGCGTAGTCCTCGGGCTTCACCTCGGCGACGCCCGCCACGAAGCGCTGCGGGATGGAGTAGTCGCCCGCCTGCCAGAGCGCGGTCTCGTCGAAGATCACGAGCGAGGGCGTCGCGCCCTTGACCTGCGGGGCCTTCGTCAGGCTCGACGCCTTGAAGTAGGACCACTCGCTCGCCGAGTCGAACTCCACGGAGTAGTCGCCCTCGTGGTCCGCGGGGTCGGTCACGGTGCCGATGCGGCCCGCGTACTTGTCCGAGCCCGTGAAGTCCTCGCCGACGATCACGAGGTCGCCGACGGCGAACTCCGGGGCCTCCTCGACCACGGGCTCGGCCTCGATCTTCTCGAAGGACTCCGGCGCGAGGCGCCATCCGGCGTTGACGTACGCCTGCCCGCGGTCCTCGCCGACCGACCGGACCTCGTGCTCCTCGCCGACGATGGACTCGCCGAGGTTCCCGGGCTTGCCCGACGGGAGGATGTTCTTCACGATGCGAACGCGGTCGCCGACCTTGAAGACGACGGGCTCGACCGGGGCCTCCTCGACCACGGGCTCGACGTAGAGGGCGAGGTCTTCCTCGGCGTACGTCCACACCTTGCCGCCGTCGGAGTCGAGGAGGACGGCGTGGTCGAGCCTGCGCGAGCCGTTCGTCGCCTCGGCCAGAGGGACGACCGTCCCGACGTTGCCCGCCCTGCGGTAGGTGCCGACGTAGCGCGTCCCGACCACCACGCGGTCGCCCGGGAGGAACTTCGGCGCCGGGACGAGGCCCTCGGGAGCGATGCGCCATCCCGTCGTCGTCTCGTGGTCGCCGAGCCACGTGTCGGCGCGGGAGATGGTCACGATGTCGCCGACCTTCGGGCGGTCCGTGCCGACGAGGAGCGAGTGGTCGCCGAAGGCGCCCCCGGGGCGGTGGAAGACCGGCGACTCGACCACGTAGCGGCCCCCGACCTCGACGGGCAGGGCCACGGGCTCCAGCACGGTGTCGAGGATGCGGACGGAGGTCGGGGCCACGATGTCGTCGCGGCGCCCCTCGCCCTCGAAGGCGACGCGGACGTTCTTCCCGGCGCTACCCGCGTTCGTCTCGATGACCGTGCCGCGCTTGCCGGTGTAGTCGATGCCCTTCGTGAGGCCCGAGTAGCGCGAGTAGAACTCCCGCGAGGTGACCTCCACGCGGTCGCCGACCTTCGGGCTGACGACCTGAAGGCGGGAGTCGAAGCACGCCTCCTCGCCGCCCTTGTCGAGCGTCACGAAGGTGAGGACGCGCTCGCGCTCGACGGCGGAGGGGCTCGTGGCCTTGACCGTTCCGAGGTCGCCGGGAAGGGCCTTGCCGTACTTCACGACGAAGCGCACGCGGTCGCCGACGGCGGGGATGTTGTTGCTCATGAGTGGGTGTGTCCTCTCTCTGTCGCGGCCCGCCCTCGTGGCGTGCCGCTCGGTGACAGGGGAGGAATGGGCCAGGACTTCGAGGTCTGCTCACGGGAATGCAGAAAGGCCCCCGACCGGAGTCGAGGGCCCTTCGAGGAGGCGGTCAGGCGGTCGCCGCGAGGTACGCGCGGGCGTAGGTGATGGAGCCCCACGAGGGCTCGCCCCACTGAGTCCTCTTGTTCGGCGTCCAGGCGTCGCGGAGGTTCTTCTCCTGCTGCGCACGGCGCCCCTCCACGAGCCACGCCTCGCCGCGAGCGGCGTCACGGCTCCCAGCGATAGCGCCGGAGCGCGCCGCCCACGCGAGACGGTCGCCGTCGAAGCCGCACGAGGGGCACGTGAAGAGGTACGTCGTGCCGTCGAAGCGGACGGTCGAGAGGCGCCACGTGTGGCCCCCGATGAGGCACTCGTCCGCGATGCAGTGCTCGACGCCGACCATCGCGCACGTGTCGCACTTGCCGAAGTAGGAGCGGCTCTCACTGTCGAAGGACGCCTCACGGTCGCACCCGGCGACGATGCACGTCGGAGCGGCGGGGACGGTGTAGGTCGAGCGGGTCATGTCGGGCTCCTCTGCCCTCGGGGCTCCCGTGCGGAGCCGATGAGGAGAGTGTAAACGCACCGTGGCACGCCACGCAAGCCCGACACGACGAAGGCCCGCCCCGGGTAGGGACGGGCCTCGCGGGACGCCGGGGTCAGGACATGAAGCCCAGGCGGTCCGAGTCGAGGTACTCCGCGAAGATGCGGAGCGCGAAGGCGAGGAGGTAGGACTCCTGCGAGTCATCGAGCGCCTTCAGGGCGGCGTCGTCCATGCCCTTCGCGCGCCGGTCGCGTGCCGTCGCGAGGGCCTCGGCGGACGCCTTCTCGGCGGCGTCACGCGCGGCCACGGCGTCGGCGTGCGTCCACTCGGCGAGCGGGACGAGGGCGATGCGCTCGGGGTCCGAGACGGAGAGGTGGGCGCCGCCGTGCTCGATGCTCTGGACCGAGAGGGAGATGGAGGAGCGCGACGTGATGACGACGCGGGAGCCGCGGGCAATGCCCGTGAAGAACTCGGCAGCGCCGGACTCGGAGCCGCCCGTGAAGGTCGCGACGGTCCCGGGCATTACGCGGGCCTGCGCGTTGCGGATGCGCTCGACGTGGTGCGGGTGCATGGCGGAGAGGCGGTCGAGGGCGGTCGGGGCGGCGGAGCGAGCGGTCATGGTGTCCTCCTCTGGACAGGCCCCCGAGTGGGGCCGATGGGGAGAGTGTAAACGCGCCGTGGCACGGGGCGCAACTCCCGCGACGGGGCGGCGTGTAGGAAGTGCACGAAGTTCCTACATTCTCTATTCCGTACTAGAGAGAGAGCGCCTAAAGAGGTAATAGAGAATGTAGGTAGTTCCTGCACTTCCTACACGGGAGAGGCCCCTACGGGGCTTCCTCCGGCGCTCCTCCGGCGTTGTGGCGCCGGGGTCCAGCGGGAGACGTGCCTCCCGGAGGGTTCACCCAATGGATGAGCACGCGCTCGCCCGGGTAGAAACGGGCCCCACGAGAGGGCGCACGGGTGACCGTCACGCGCTCGATGGCGAGACCGAGGAGGGCGCGACGTTCCTCGACGGGCAGGGCCTCCCATGCCTCGCGGCTCTGTGTCATGTCGAGGAGGGGCGTCATGTCGCCCTCAGGGCCCGGGAGCGTCGCGAGAGCGGCTCGGGCCTCGGCTACACGGGAGCGGAGCCCGGGGAGCCTCTGCGCCGCCTCCTCCGTCGTCAGGACGCCCGCCGCCGCGAGGTCCACGACGCGAGAGAGGTCAGCCTCGAAGCGGGCGAGCACCTCGGCGAGGCGGTTCCGCTCCGTCGCCGCCGCGGGGTCCACGCGCGCCGCCCATCGGCGGGCGACCTCGGCGAGGAGTTCGACGCGGTGCGGGTCTTCGGTCTCGTCCTCCGGGTCGATGGCGAGGCGGCGGAGGAAGGCGTCCACCACGGCCTCGTCGGTCCGCCGCTCGGGCGCGTTGAAGCCCAGGCACGAAGCCCCGGCACCTCGCGACGCGCACGAGTAGGAGCGGTGCCCGAGGCGGTTCCCGTTCACGCGCGCCAGACGCTCGCACGAGGCGCACCTCACGAGCCCGCGGAGGAGCGTCGAGGGCCCGCCCCCGAGCCCGCCACGTCGGCCCGTCCGGCGCTCGCCCGCCCGCTCATCGTGGAGGTCGAGGATGCGGACGCGCTCGGCCTCCGTGATGACGCCCGCGCCGACCGAGACCGGGTGCCCGTCGGCGTTCAGGTAGACATCGGCGACGTTGGCCCAGCCCCCGGAGGGCGTCTTGCGCCGGAGCGACTGGAGGCCCGCGAAGCCCGGAGCCTTCAGGAGTTCGCGGATGGACGACGCGCGCCACTCGCCGCCACGGCTCGCCGGGATGCCCTCGACGTTGAGCCCCTTCGCGATGAGGTACGGCGAGCGACCGGCGAGGGCCTCGTCTGCGATGCGGCGGGCGAGGGCGTACGTCGCCGGGTCGTGCTCCAGCGTCCCGTCCTCCGCGCGCCGGAGCCCGAGGGGCGGCTTCCCGCTCTGCCACTTCCCGGCATCGCGCGCGTGACGGCGAGCCCGGGAGACGCGCTTCGAGAGTTTCTCGGCCTCCTCCCGGGCGACCTCGGCCCGGACGATGAGGGAGAGGCGCGAGCGTTCGTCGCCCGTGTCCGTGCCGTCCACGCCGAGGATGCGTCGGCCCTTGCCCGAGTGGCGCTCGGCGAGTTCGCCCGCCTCCACGGCGCCCTTGCGCGTGGCGCGGTCCAAGTCCCACACGAGGAGCGTGCGGAAGTCCTCGCCGCCGTCGAGGTCGCGGAGGGCCTCCTCCCACACGGGGCGGGCCTTGCGCGAGTAGCGGCTCGCGCCCGTGCCCTCGCGCTCCGCGTAGACTCGCACGACGGCCAGCCCGACGCGGGCGGCGAGGGCTCGACAGTCGGCCTCTTGCTCGCGCATCGAGCGCCCGAGGCGGTGCGTGTCCTTCGCGTTCTTGTGGGAGCGGCGCACGTAGATCGCCGCCGCGGCGTCCGGCGAGGCCGGGAGCGGTTCGGTAGTCATGCGGGGAGTCTAGCCCCGGGTGACGCAAGGGGCGGACCTTCTGAAAACTCCGCCCCTAGGGGCAACTCCCCCGAGAGCGCCCTAGGAACGGAGTCTTCGCAGGTCAGGGGGCGAGCATGACCTCCACGCGAGGCAGAACCGGGAGGTCCACGGCCACCTCGACCGCCGAGCGTGTCGTCGGCGAGGGCGTCGGCGTCGCCTGCTTGACGGGCTTCGCCCGGACGGGCTCCGGGCGGTTGCGCATAGCCGTCGTGGCACGCTCCGCGGCCTGCGAAGGCAGGTCGGGAGTCGCACGAGGGAGCGGCTTCGCCGGGGCCAGAGACGGGCGCGTGGCGGCGCGAGCGACGGGCTCCATCCGAGACGGGCTCGGGACCGGCGTCGTCGGGACCATGCCGTGCTCGACGCTCACGGTCGAGGCGTGGCCTCCGCGGACGGCGACGGTCTCGCCGGTCGGCGTCGTGTAGATCACGGGGTCGCCCTTCTGCTCGGCCCAGGTATCGGCGACATAGAGGAGACCGCCGACCGCGGCGGCGAGGACGAGGCCGCGACGAGTGGCCTTGCGGAAGCGAGCGCCCGCCGTCGGCGTGCGGACGAGGAGACCATCCGCCGTCGGGCGGACGCGGAACGTGCGGGAGTCCGTCGCGATGACGACGAGGGAGCCCTCGGCGGCGAGGCGCTCGACCTCCTCCTCCGGGAGGTGCTCGATGTCGAGAACGGCGACGGCGCCGGAGGGTACGGGGAGAGGGAACATACGGTGTTAGGCCCTGCCTTCGGGGGTGTAGAGAGGACGGCGTGCGGGGGCGGCGGTCTCTGTTGAACGGGGCCCCGCCAGAATGCTAGGCCGGGGCTCCGACAGGCCCCAAACCGGCCCAGAGGAGGAGACATGAGGAGGAAAGTCGCGGAGCGGATGGGGGTCTCGCTCACACCCGAGACGCGCTCGCAGGTAGCCCCCGAGCATCGGAAGCCGCTCCGCGTCACGCCCGGGATGCTCGACGCTCTCCCGGACGGGATGCGCGAGGTCGTCGCCGAGTGGCTGGAGCGTCCCGGGGTCGAGGTCGTGCTCCTGCCGAGCGAGGGCGACGGGCGGCTCGTCGCGGAGGTCCGCAACGCGCGCACGTGAGCCGCGGAGAGACGCGAAGAGGCCCCTACCCGAGTCCGGGGAGGGGCCTCTCGTCTGCGCCCGGGAGCGGGCGCGTCAGGCGTTGCGCTTCAGGACGCGAGTCTTCACGGCGTCCATCGGCGGGAGTCCAGGCAGGCGCGCGGCCCGCTCGCGCAGGTCGTCGGCCTCGGCGTCGGACGCCGCGAGGAACGTCACGGCGACGTATGCGACGCCGGACTTCGCGATGGGGCGGGCCTCGCGGTCGATGACGATGCATCGCTCGTCCACGAGGGCGCCGATAGCCCCCGCGGCGGCGAGGGCGGTGTCTTCGTCGTCCGTGAGGACGTTCGCGGTCAGGAGGTAGCGGTGAGCCACGGTCGGGCCTCTCTGTGATGTGACAGGACAAGCGCCGCGGCGCGGGAGGGGCCAGTCTAGGCCAGCCCCTCCCGGAGGCGTCATGCCTCCTCGACCTCCACGATACGGACGCGGGCGACGTGCGTCGCGCGGTCGAGTTCACGAGCGCCCTTCTCGGCGTTCGCCCGGGAGCCGCTCCAGCGGTAGACGCTGAAGGTCAGCGCGGGGCCCGCCGCGAGAGCGTCGGCGCGCTCCTCGTACCCGTCGCCGTGCTCGCGGAGTTCGGCGACGCGCGCCACGCGAGCGGCCTCCACGTCGATTCCGTCGGCCTCGTTCGTCATGTACGCGCCGAGGTACTGCTTGCCGATGTAGACCGTGACGCGCTCGACGCCCGTCCGCCCGTGGAAGTTCCACGGCTGACGCTTCTCCGTCGCCTCGGCGGCGGTCGCGGCCTCCAGCGCGTCGGCGTCGGCGCGGTACTGCGCCGCGACCTCGCGCACCTCGGCCTCACGCGAGCGCATGTCGTGGGCGACCTCGACGGCGTGCGTGTAGATGGCGCGGGCCGAGCCGCGAGTCGAAACGGTGCCGTCCTCGTGACGGACGATGGTCTTACGGGCCTTGCTCATGTCGGGCTCCTCTGCCTCGATGGGGTGATGGGAGAAACGTACCACGGTGCGTTTACACGCCGCAACGCGAAGGGCCCCCGCGAGTCGCGAGGGCCCCTCCGGCGCCGGGTCAGGCGCGCTGCATCTCCTCGTCGCAGCACGGGCACTTCGGGGCGCCGTACGAGTCGAGCCACTTCGCCGTCGTGCGAGCGGTGTAGCCCGTCGTCTCGCACGCGACCTTCAGCATCCGCGTGCCCTGCTTCGGCGTGGAGCCCGTGCCCGCCGCCGTCACGAGCGCCGCGTGCGGGTACTCGCCGAGCGTGTCCGCCACGAGCGCCGAGAGCGTCGCCTTCAGGTCGTCCGAGGCGACCGTGGCGCGCATCGAGCCCGTGAGGCCGATGGCCTTCGCCATCGTGGCGAAGGGGCCCTTGTGCCCGTTCTGGCAGTCGTCTACGGCGTGCACGAGTTCGTGCGCGAGCACGTCGAGCACGCGGGCGGCGTCGTCCAGAACGGGCGAGATGAAGAGGTTCGCGACCTTGTCCTTCGCGGCGCCCGTGCTCCAGCACTGGCCGATGACGTTGTTCTTCGAGCCGCGGCCCCCAGGCCATCCGACGGACACGCGCACGGGCGGGAGGGAGATGTTCGCCGGAGCGAAGACCGTCTCGCCGAGCGCCTCGACGGCGGCGACGAGCCACTCCTCGCGGGTCTGGAAGTTCGTGCTCATGGTGGGCCTCCTCTGGCCTCGTGGCCCGCGGTTCGGGCCGATGACAGGAGTGTAAACGCACCGTGGCACGGTGCGCAAGTCGAGAACGGGCGAGCCTCGGAGAGAGGCCCGCCCGCTCGGTCAGCGACGGCGCAGGAGCGCCCGGAGGATGTCCCGGACGAGGATGCCGAGGAGGTCGTCCTCAGGCTCCGCGTCCGGGGTCCAGCGCGTCACGAGGCGACTACCTCGACGGCGAAGAGGTCGCGCCGGAGCGTCCGCTCGCGCCCGTCCTCGAAGCGGACCCGGGCGTAGCCCGCGCCGCGCGGGCGGCACTTCGCGACGATGCGCTCGCCGGTCGCGTAGTCCGCGAGGAGTTCGACGGGCTGGCCGCGGTAGGTGAGGCGGGTCACGGGGGCCTCCTCGGGCTTCGGGGCAGGGCGGGGGCGGTCGTAGTCGGCGGGACGGCGGAAGAATCCCCACGCGATGGCGGCGAGGGTCGAGACGACGAGAACTCCGTGCATGAGATGGCCTCCTCTGGCCTAGGTGTAAACGGATGGTGGCTCACTGCGAGAACGAAGAGGAGGGGCCCCGGGTGGAGCCCCTCCCGCAAGGTCAGCGGCGGCGCTTGCGCGCGTCCGCGTCCGTCCAGGGCTTGCCCGAGCGGAGGAGCACGGTCACGAGGACCGGGCGACCCTTGCGCCGAGCGACGACGTAGGCGATGCCGCCGCGCACGTAGCGCACGCCGTCCTCGGACGGCTCGATGACCTCCGGCGCGAGGAGCGCCTTCGCGAAGTCCTCGGGCGTCACGTCGCGGAGGGCCATCTTCTCCTCGGCGTGGGCGGAGATGGTGACGAAGCGGAGTTCGTCGCGGTCGAGCGGGTTCATCGGGGGCCTCCTCTGGCCTCGGCGCCGTGGTCCGGCGCGGTAGGACGAGTGTAAACGCACCGTGGCACGGAGCGCAAGTCGCGACACGCGAAGGCCCCGCCGCTCCTCGGGATGAGGGGCGACGGGGCCATAGGAACGGATGCGGCGGAACCTTGACTACAGGACGGGGCGCTTCAGGACGGCGGACCACTGGCGGTCGCCGACCTTCGCGGCGGTCACGCCGTCTTCGAGGATGGCGACGACCTCCCAGCCCTGCGCGCCGAGTTCGCCGAGCCTCCGCGCGACTCCCGCGCCCATCGTCGGGCCCGAGCGGAACTCCTCGACGCGGTGCTCCCAGCGTGGCCCCGTCCACGGCGCCGCGGGCGCCTCCTCCGTCTTCGTCTTGAACATGGCCGGGAGCCTACCCGGTCACGCTCCGAGGAGAGCCACCTCGACGCGCCGGGAGCCGCCGAGCACCTCGGGCTCGCCGTCCGTCTCCCACGTGATGAGGCCAGGGCGAGGCGTGGCGAACGAGACCGAGCGCACGCGCACGACGCGAGGCTCCGCGCCCTCGTCCGTGAGGCGCACCTCGTCGCCCTTGCGGATACAGGCGGCGGGGAGGATGCGGCTCACGACTGGACTCCCAGCGCGAGGGCGAACTCCTGCGCCACGTCCCGGAGGGCGTCGGCGATGCGCCGGTCTGCGATGGCCTCGACGCGGTAGCCGTCGCTCGTACCGATGAGCGGGGCGGCGGCGCGGGCGTTCGCCTCGTGCCGGTCGGCGGTCGAGCGGAGGGCGTCGATGATGGCCTCGACGGGGGTCATCGGAGAGCGCCCCATGCTCGGGCGACCGCGTGGCGCCGGGTGAGGCCCCATCGGTGGCAGACGACGACGGAGCCCATCTGGAGCCGCGCCACGGGAAGGAATCGGCAGGGGTGATAGACGGCGATCATGGCCGCATGTCCTCTCGAAGGAAGTTCAGCCCGCGGGCGAGTGCCGCGGGGTCAGGCGTGCCGCCCTCGCCGAAGACCTTGCAGGCGAGGTAGGCGGTCCAGTCCACGTGCCGGAGCGCCTTCATCGAGCGCCGGAGCCGACGCTCCGTGATGGTGAAGCCCCAGGCGGGGCCGACGGGGCGGGCCGGGGCGCTCACGCGGCCACCTCCAGCGCGTCGCGCATCTTCACGAGGGCGCCCGTGCGGGTGCGCTGGACCTTCGGGCGGGACAGGCCCGTGGACGCCGCCACGAGGGCGTCCGAGAGCGGCGCGTGGCCCTCCGGGCGCATCTCGTGACCGTCCACGACGGCGGGCTCGAAGCCGTACGCCTGTCGGACGACCGTGCTCTCCTCGTGGCTCACTGCGGCGAACGCGAGAGCGACGAGTTCGGCGTCGAGGACATCCTCGAACGGGTCCGGCGCGTCGTCGCCGTCCACGGCGTAGGCCGGAGCCTCGCGGTAGTCGGTCTCGCCGTCCTCGGGCGCCGAGAGGGAGTCGGTCCGCGTCGCGGCGGTCACGGCGTCGAAGGTCGAGACCCTCATGTCGTGCTCGGGGGCAATGCGGCGGGCCTCGGCGAGGTCGTCGTCCGCCTTCTTCAGGATGGCGAGGTAACGCTTCATCGTCCGCGCCGGGACCGTGAAGCCCGAGGCGCCGGAGGGGGCGGACTCCGAGAGCGTCTCCCGGAACTTCTGGACGACGCGGCCCGCGAGGGTCGGGTTCTTCGCCGGGTCGTGCGTGGCGATGAGGTCCAGGAACGCGACGAAGACCTCCTGCTCGGCGTCCTCGGCGTCCATCGTGTCGGCGAAGCCGCGGAGGGCGCGACGCACGGCGGGGGCGTACTGGCGGAGGAGGGCGAATTGCGCGTCCTCGTCGCCGGTCTGCGCGCGCTCGATGAGGGCGGCTTCGTCAGCGGGGGCAAGCGGCTCGGGCGTGGACGAGCCAAGGATGTTCATGAGGTGAGCCATGACGGTTTTACGTTCCTCTCTCAAAGGTGGGCGCGCGGCATCGCCCCGGATGTCTGGAGCCGCGAGGGAAGGCAGGGCGAGATGGCGCCGTGGTGGCGCGTGGGCTCGCCCTGCCCGAGGGTGTGCGGGACTAGGGCCCTCTACGGACCGCGCTCACGAGCGCCGGAATCGGAGGGGTTTGTCCTGCCGAGGTCAACGGTAGAGGAGTGGGAGTGGGAGTGCAAATTGAGTGTGAGTACCTAGTTACTCACTCGGTCGGTCGTGTAGGTGGGTGGCGCCCCTTACGTGTCTAAGACGCCCTTGGTAGATCGGTCACTCCTCGTACGGGCGGAGGGCGGCTTCGAGGTGCCGGGAGATGGCGAGGGCGTGGAGGGTCGCGGTGCGGAGGGCGCGTTCGGCGGCGAGGACGTTTACACGGAGCGCGAGGCGCTGACCGTCGAGCGCGATGTCCTCGGTCGGGGCGCTCGGCTTGTGGCCCACGCCCTTTCGCTCCGCGGGGATGGTCGTGCGGGGCGGGGCGGTCCACTGGACCTCGCGTGCGCGGGCCAGGAGGTCGCCGAGTGCGTGGACCTCGGAGGTGAAGCGCGCGAGGAGGCTCTCGGCTTCGAGGGCGTCGAGGTCTTCGGTCGAGGTGGGCATGGCGGTCATGCGGGCGTCCTCTCGGTCGGGCGGTTGGGGGTGACAGGGGAGGAATGGGCCAGAGATGGCGGGGCTGCTCACGGGTGTGCGCTCGAGTTTTTGGCGGGTATGCGAAAGGGCCCCCGCTCTCGACCTGTAGGTCTGTGAACGGGGGCCCTTCTGCTCACGCCGCGAGCGGCACGTCCTCCTCGGGCGGGCATCCGTACGCCGAGCCCCAGGATGGGCCTGCGACCTCGCCCGTCGAGGAGATGGGCACGCCCTTGAAGTCGCGCGTCATCGTCTCGCCGATGAGGCGGGCGACCTCCTCCGCGTCGGCGGCGGGCGCCTGCGCCACGAGTTCGTCGTGGACAGGGAGGAGGAGGTGGTCGCCGAGGCCCTTGTCGAAGAGGGACACGATGGCCTGCGCGAGGATGTCGCGCGAGAGCGACTGGACGGCGTAGTTCGTCGCCGCGTAGAGCCGATCACGGTCGAGCGGGAGGTGCCGCCCGGTCTCGGTCACGACCTCGCGCGCCCCGAATTGCGCCCGCGTCTGGAGCCGCCGCCCGTAGCGCTTGATGCCCGGGAAGGAACGGTCATAGGCCGCGATGGCTTCCTTGACTTCGGGGAGCGGGGCGCCGGTCTGGCGCGAGAGCGTCGTCGCGCCGCCGCCGTAGACCTTGCCGAAGCCGACGCCCTTTCCCATCTTGCGCTGGCGCTTCGTGAAGTTCTCGCCGTAGAGCATCGACGCCGTGAAGTCGTGGAGGTCGAGCCCGTTCTTGATGGCGCGAATCATGGCGGGCTCGGGCGCGAGCGCGGCGAGGACGCGCATCTCGATCTGGTCGTAGTCCGAGGAGATGATGAGCGAGCCCGGGTCCGCCGTGAGCGCGCGGCGGATGGTCCAGTCCGACGAGGGGAGTTGCTGGAGCGGCGGGCGCGAGATGGACATGCGCGCCGTCCGAGCCTGTAGTCCGCCGATGAAGGGGTGGAGCCGCCCGTCCGGGTCCATGAGGTCGAGGAAGGCGTCGGCGTACGAGGTCGCCCACTTCTCGGCGCGCTTGGAGCGGAGCACGGCGTCGGCGAGGAGGTTCGCCGGACGGGCCTCGATGCGGTTCCAATCGCGGTCGAGGTCCGCAAGCGGCATGAGGACTTCCTTGTCGACCTTCAGCCCCGTTTTCGTGCGCTCCGTGAGCGTCTCGCCCATCGCGACGAGAGAGGCCGAAACCTGCCCGGTCGAGTTGACGTTCTCGACGCCGAAGCGCCGAGCGACGCCGCGGAAGTGCTCGGCCTCGGCGTGGAGGCGGTCGCGGAGGCGGCGGGTGTAGTCCTCATCGACGCGAATCCCGCGGCGCTGCATGATCGCCAGGAGCGCGGCGAGGTGATGCTCGAACGTCGAGAGGTGCGAGACGCCCGCGCCCTTCACGAGCGGCGCGAGCGAGTCGAAGAGGCGCCGCGCGAGGAGCGGGTCGAGGCCCGAGTAGAGCGTGTAGAGCGGGTGATAGATGTCCACGTTCGCGAAGCCGAACGGGATGTGCGGGCGCGTCGGGTGACGGCGCTTGAATGCGTCCACCTCGTCGGCGCCCACGGTCTTCTGCCACGCGCGCCAGAGGCCCAGGAACACGTCCTTCAGGCCCTCGGAGGTGTCCGGGGCGGACTCGTCCACGTAGACCGCGGAGAGCGGCTTCAGCGAGAGGCCCGTGCCGCCCTCGTGCTCGCTCCGCGGGTCGAGGAGGTGGGCCATGATGCGCGTGTCGAAGCATCGCGGGGCGAACTCCTCGACCTTCACGCCGAGGTGCTTGTCCACCACGAGCCAGTCGAAGGGCGCGTTGTGCGCCGAGTAGTGGCGGGGCTGGAGGAGAGCCTCGCGGGCGATGCCGCCGAAGAGGTCGGCGCGGAGGTTCCACGCCTCGTCGCGGTTGCCGAATTGCACCATGCGGAGGCGGTGGTCGGCCTTGTAGATGTCGAGGTCGGTCGTCTCGGTGTCGAAGCCGAGCACCTTGTCATCGCGCGCGAGGAACTCCTCGAAGGCGCGGAGGTCGCTCGGTCGCTCCGGGGTGAAGATGCGGCACTCGTCGCCGCCGAGGGTGTAGGTCTGCTCGATCATGGGGTGGCCTCCGTTATCGGTCCGGGATGGGGTGCGACGAAGCCCCCGAGCGCGCAGGGCGTCCGGGGGCTTCGTGGGGTGGGGTGTTTACACGCCGCTCGCGCACGTCGGGCAGGCGATGTGCTGGTTATGGGCGAGGTGGCAGGAGCCGCACACGGTCTCGCGAGGGAGGAGTTCCGGGACGGTCTCGATGTCGGCGAACATCACGCGCCCTTCGCCGCGGCCTTAGCCGCCTTGCGCAGGGCCTTCGCGAGGCGCTTCGCGCGCTTCGGCGTCAGCGAGAGGTCGGCGCGGCTCTCGTGACTCGTGCCGACGCTCTCCGTCACGTCGAGGTAGACGCGGCCCGTCCCGAGGATGTGCGGGGTGTGGGCCACGACGGCCTTGTCTCCGTAGGCGTCGAGGATGGTCGTGCGCTTGCTCATGAGGAGCCCTTTCAGAGGATGGCGTCGAGGGAGGCGCCGGAGATGGAAGAGGTTGCAGAGGAGGAATGGGCCAGAGGTGCCGCCTCTGCTCGCTCCGCCCCGGGCTCCGCGTCGGCCTGCTCGGCGGCGTCCTTCGCCGTCGCACGGCGCACGCCGTCGAAGACCATGCCGGAGGCGGCGCGGCGCTTCGTGAGCCCGCGCTCCTCCAGCGCGGCGTTGAACGTGCGCTTCGTCCAGGCGTCCGCGTCACGGATGCCCTCGTGCTGGCACCACTCGCGGTATGAGAGATAGAGGTCGGTCGCCGGGACGGCGCGGGCCTCCTCGTCGTGGAGCCACTCGCCCGGGAGGAAGCCGTAGAGAGCATCCGAGGTCTCCCGGTAGGCGCCGACGGCGTTCTTCACGACCTCCGGGTCTCGGAGCCCGCCCTCGTACCACTCGACGGCGCCGCGCACCGCCCACGCGAGAATGCCCTCGGCCTCGGCGAGGAGCGCCGTGCCGAGACGCGGGTCGCGCTCGTGCGGGGCGAAGTAGCGCTCCCACGGGATGAGTTTCACTCGGCGCCAGAGGCCCTCGTCCTGCCCGCGGAACTGCGGCTTGTAGTTGCTCGCAAGCATGATGAGGAACGTCGGGCGGAACTCGAAGAACTCCTTCCGCATGAAGCGCGCGGCGATGAGGTCGCGGCCCGTGACGCGCTTCAGCATCGCTTCCGCCATCGGCTTGTTCGCCTCGCCCTCGGAGGCCATGACGAGACGGGCGCCCTTCAGCGCCGCGATGTCGTTCGGGATGCCGCCCGAGGGCTTCGCCTCGAAGGTCGAGAACGGCGTCGTCACGGTCGCCTCGCGGAAGACCTCCGTGAGCGTGTCCGTGAGGACGCTCTTGCCGTTCGCGCCCTTCCCGACGTGCACCACGAAGCACTGCTCATCGGTGCGGCCCGTGATGCCGTAGCCGACGAGGCGCCGCATGTACGCCGGGAGCGCCGGGTACGCCGCGAAGACCTCGCCGAGGAACTTCTCCCAGCGCGGCGCCTTCGCGTCCTTCCGATACGGGAGGTCAATGCGCCGGGTCAGGAGGTACGCCGGGTCATGCGGGAGGAGGTCGCCGGTCCGAAGGTCGATGACGCCGTTCGCCGCCGCGAGGAGGTCGTGGCGCTGGTCGAACTTGTCGAGCGGGGTCGCCACGTCGCGAAGGGCCTTGACCTCGCGAATCGCCGCGTCGATGCCGCGGCTGCTCTGCGAGTAGTTCGCCCAGGCACGCCACGCCTTCGCCGCCGCCTCCTGTTCCTTCGTGACGGCCTCCGCCGCCATCGTGCGCGCGATGCGGGCGACCATCTCCGCCGCCTCCTGCGCGTAGGCGCGCGAGGCGTCGAGGTCGTCCGGGCGCCACACGCCGCCGTCGAGCACGAAGAAACCGCTCTCGGGGGCGAAGCGCAGGTCCGAGCCCTGCGAGCGCGCGTAGTCCCGGAGGAAGCGCGCGTTCCCGAGGTCGGTCAGCGGATAGAGCGACTGGTCACGCCCGGAGAGCGCCGCCGAGTAGGAGGACTCCTCCGGCGCCTCCATGATGGCGCGGACGATGGAGCGGCCCGTCTTGTCGCTCTCCCGCCACTTCGAGAGGTCGGAGTCGTCCGGGACGGCGAGTTTCGCGACCGTGACGCCGCGCTCCGTCATGCCCTGCGCGATGGCGGTCGAGAATTGCTGGCCCGCCCGGTCGCCGTCGCCGCACGCGATGACCTTGCGGCCCGCGGCGTACGTCGCGAGAGCGTCGAGGATGCCCGGGTTCGAGGCGTTGCCCGAGCCCGCGATGAAGAACACGTCATACCCGAGGGCGACGCCGGTCAGCCCGTCGCCGGGGCCCTCGGTCACGAGCACCTCGCCCCAGCCCGAGGAGCCGTGGAGCGTGCCGTACTTCAGCCACGAGCCGCCGCCCTCCGGGCGCTTCGGGCCCTTCCATCGCAGGTCCACGGCGGGGTCGATGGCCCGGGCCTGATAGCCGCGCGGGAGACCCTCCACGTCGTAGAACGGGACGACGAGGCGGGGCGTGTCGGTCTCAGAGAGGCCCAGGCGCAGACGCATCGCCTCCTCGGCGGAGATGCCGAAGCGCCGCTCCGCGTAGTCGAGGACGGTCGAGTAGGAGGCATCTTCCTCGGCGAGCGCATCGGCCCAGCGGTCGAGGTCAGCCACGAGGCCCGCGATGACCGCGGCCTCCGGGGGCGCGTCCGTCGTCGTCGCGCGCCGGGAGGTGGGCACCTTGCCGTCGATGGTCATCGAGGCGAGGTCGCGGATGGAGAGGCCCATCTTCCCGAGGACATCCTTCGTCTCGCATCCCGTCCGGCATCGGACGAGCACGCGGTCGCCGTCCTTGCCCACGGCGACGCGGAGGGAGGGGTCAGAGTCGGAGTGGGCGGGGCAGATGGCGAGCCATCCGTCGGGCGTCTCCTCCACGCCGTCGAGGCGGGCGAGGAAGGCGGAGAGGTCCATGCGGGAAGTCCTTTCGGTCGGGGTGTGACGGGGGAGGAATGGGCCAGAGCCGCCCGCCCTGCTCACGCCCGGACACGACAAAGCCCCCGGGGCTCCGAAGAGGCCCGGGGGCGATGCCGTGTAAACGGCGTTTACACGCGGAGGCGCCGGAGGACGGCGGCGAACTCGCGGAGCGGGAGGACGACGTACCACTCGCCGACGCCCTTTCCGGGGCGGCGGATGACGGCGGCGCCGAACGGCTCGCCCGCGTTGCGCTTCTGGCGGAGGGCGCCCTCGACGCCCGCTCGCATCGCCGCGAGGAGGTCGCGAAAGTCCTTGACCTGCAACACGAACGGCGAGACGCCGTGAACGTCGCCCGCGTCCTCGAAGCCCGCGTTGTGCGGGCGGTAGGCCGGGATGCCCTCGGCTTCGAGGAAGGCGACGACCTTCGACTCGGCCTCGGTCCCGCCGCTCATCGCCGCGAGGAGCGCACGGTCGAGCGGTAGGTCGTGGTCTTCGAGCCGAAGATGCCCGTCCTCTGCTTGACGACGGTCTTCTCCCGGACGACGGGGCGCACGCGCTCGACGCGCGTCGGACGGAGCGGGGTCGCCGGGTAGTAGTGGCCCTGCCAGAAACCCGAGTGGTCCGGGAGGCACTGCATCCCGCGGAGGTGATACCCGGGCGGGCACGTGTCCGTGAAGTAGGTCTCGGTCGGCGTGCACGCGCCGAGCGCGGCGACGAGGACGAGAGCCGCGAGGGCGGCGAAGGGCTTGCGGTTCAAGGTGACTCGCTTTCGAGGTAGAGGGAAGGCCCGCCCCCGGAGTAGTGGAGGCGGGCCTTCGGGTCAGTCGCGGGGAGGGAAGTGGAAGCGGGCGACGCGCGCCGCGGTGTTGCGCTCGATGAGGCGCTCGTAGTCCTCCCGGGCCTCCCGCTCCCGGCGACGAGCGCCCAGGAGGGGAGTACCGACGAGGAGGAGCGACCGGATGAGGCCCGTCACTCGGCGGCGCCGAGCACGTCGATGACCGGCTTCGTGAAGACGTTGCCGTTCTTCATCTCGACGCGCTCCAGCGAGAGCGTCGCCCGCGCGGTGCCCTCGATCTTCGCGAGGTCGCCGATGGCCTTGCCGACGACGGTCGCGAGGCTCCACGCGCCGGACTCGAACTTCCAGAGGCCGAGGTCCGGGTCGTCGGCGAGGCGGAACGTGACCGAGACGCGCGGCTGGCACACGTGGCCCTGCTCCTCGTGCTCCTTGCGGTTGCGGAAGCCGCCCATCTCGCAGACGTACGGCTTGCCGTCGGTCTCGAAGACCGAGTTGTCGCAGACGACGATCTTCTTCTGACCGCGGGGCCAGATGAGCATCCGGGCGTCCACGGCGGCGGCGCCGTCGAGGAGCACCTCGACCTCGCCGGAGGTCGTGAAGACCTCGATCGTCTGCTCGGACTTCGTGGCCCACGACTGCGGACCCGCGGAGGCGCCGAGCATCTTCGCGATGGCGTCCGCGGCGTCCGGGTCGCCCGTCGTGACGCGCCACTCGGAGAGCGAGGCGGGCGTGTCGTTCACCTGATAGCCCGAGCGGAAGTTGCCCACGATGTCGTCGGAGCCGAAGCGGGCGCCCTCGGTCTGGAGGGAGGGGTCGAAGAGGTCGATCATGTTCTGAGTTCTCACTTTCAGGAGGCGGTTTCGTTCCAGCCCGCGGTGGGGCAAGGAAGGAATGGGCCAGTCGCCCCCGCGCTGCTCATGGCCCCCAGGCACGCGAAAGGGCCCCCGGACCGAAGTCCGAGGGCCCTTGTGGGGTCACGCCGAGGCGCGTGTCCCGGGCGGGCGTGTGAGCGCCGGACCGGGGAACGAGACGCGGTTCTCCAGCCCCTCGCGCCGGAACGCGAGACCGCCGAGAATGTCGCCGATCTTCGAGGAGCGGCGGGCGCCCATGTGAGGCAGGAGCGCCCGCATGATGTCCGCCGCGCGGTCGCCGGAGACCTCCGCGTGGAAGGTCGTCTTGTGGACCTTCGAGATGGTCATGCGGATGCGCGAGCCCATGAGGGTCGCCGCGCGGCCCACCACGTCGCGGTCGGTCATACCGACGCGGATGCGCGGGTACTTCCCGCGGTGGAGGTCGAACGTGCCTTCGCCTTCGAGGAGGCCCGCGAGCCACACGAGGTCATCGTGACCAATGACGAACGGACCGTGCTTCATCGGGCACCTCCGACGAGGGCGCGCGTCCAGCGCTGCGTCCGGTAGCCCTCCGGCGCCGAGGCGTCGTCCTCGAACGCCGAGAGGTGGACGAGCCCGGTCAGGGTGTCCACGTAGGCGTCCTCGAACTCCTCGAAGTCCGGGAGGGCCCGGAGGCGGGCCTCCTCGTCGGGCTGGAGGTCGCGGTAGCGGCTCACTTCGCCGCCGCCTTCGCCCGGGCGCGTGGAGCGGCCTTCGGCTTGTTGATGGGCCCGCTCTGCTCTCCGGGCTTGAACTCGCCGCCCGCCGCGACGGGCTTGCCGATGACGCGCTTCTTCACCTCGGCGTCCCAATCGAGGACTTCGCGCAGGGCGAGGAAGTAGTCGAAGACATCGACCGTGTGGCCCGGGACCACGACATCGCCGGTCGGCTCGTGGAGCACGGGCTCGGCGAGCGTGACCTCGCCGACCTCGACCGGGACGAGTTTCCAGCCCTCGGGGCGGACGAGGAGCACGGCGCCGCCCTCGGCCTTCGGGAGCGGGACACGGGAGCCGTCCGGGCGGACGATGTGCGTCGCGCGGGAGTACGCGCAGAGTTGGAGAGCGACCTCCTCGTGGACGCCGGACCGGGTGGTCTTCCAGTCCATGAAGAGGAGTTTGCCCTTCAGGTCGCCCACGTCGCCGGTCAGGCGAGCGAGCGCATCGAACGAGCCCGCGTAACCGAAGTCATCGGACCACACGGTCTCTTCGAGGAAGACGAACTCGGGCTTCGCGACCTCCAGGAACTCGCGGAAGTGGTCGATGTACGGCTTCAGGGCGGGCGTGACGCGGATGTCCTCGCCCTTCGCGATGGCCTCGAAGAGGTCGTGCGCGTCCGAGCCGACATCGGCGGAGTTCTTCGTGAAGCGGCGCGGGGCGCCCTTCAGGAGTTCGACCGCCGCGGCCTTGTCCTTCATGGCGATGCCGACGACATCGCCCATGTTCTCGACGGCGAACTCGGCGACCATCTTCGCCGCCCAGAACGTGAGGAACGGCTTCGGGAGCATGTTCAGGACGGAGGTAACGCCGGGGTTCTTGCGTCCCGTGTCGGGGTTCACGTAGAAACGCGAACCGCCGCGGGAAATGGTGGAGACCTTCGGGGTGGTCATGGGATTCCTTTCGTGTCGGGTGACACGAAAGGAATGGGCCAGGACCGGGTTAGGTGCTCAGGTCATCGACATTTTCGGCGGTCTCGCGGAGCCACTGTTGAAGCGTCCGGGTCGCCTGCGCTACGCGGGCGCGGTCCGCCGAGGTGAGCGTGTCCACGGCGCGCTTGTCGAGGCTGGCGAGGCGGCTCGCGAGCGTGTAGAGGCTTGCCACGGTGTCCGACGCGAGGCGCTCGGCCTCTCGCTTCGTGGCCTTCGGGTTTTGCCGGACGAAGTGACGTTGCCGCGGTGTCTCCGCGATGAGTCCGGCGTCTTCGAGTTCCTCCGCGTTTACACGCTCGCGCAGAGCATTCCCGACGTGATAGCGAATAGAGGCTTTGATCGAAGATTGCCCGTCGGCGGGTAATCCCGCGTGCGAGTAAATGTCCGCGACTATCTGCCGATAAGCGAATGAGTTGCCCGCCCAATCGGGCGTGCCGTCGCCGGTCGTATACCGAGAGCGGAGTTCCACGAGAATGTCCGCGACACGGCGGAACTCGGGAGAGCGATATCGCGGCTCTAGGCGAATTGCCGCGCGCAGGTATTTCGTCGCGGCCTTGCGAAGGTCGTCCTCGCCGAGGAGTTCTAGGTCGGTAGCCATGCGGGGAGCATAGCGAAGTGTGAGCCCGCGTGCCTACGCTCCGTACGCTCCGGTAACGAGCAAAGGCCCCCGCCTCGATAAGAGACGGGGGCCTTTTGGGTGGAGTCGCGTTCTATCGGACGGGGCACGCGCCAGAGGCACAGTCCTCGTCCACGCCGTCCGCGATAAGGCGGGCGGCGGCGGCTTCGTATTCCGAAGCGGTAATGCGCTCGTAAGGCGCCTGCGGGCGCGAGCCGTCGAGCATGACGGTCGTACCCTTCAGGTCCGGGAGCGCCCGGGTCAGCGTCTCCACGAGGTCGCGCACGGCCTCCGCCGACGGCGGCGGGGGCGTCATCGCGCCGGAGCGGAGCGCCTCGTCCTGATGGGGCTCGGCGGGGATGTTGACCGTGAAGGACACGGCGTTGTCCGCCCAGGCGCGCTGATAGAGCGCCTGCATCTTCAGGAGGTCCGCAGGCGAGATGTCGTCCTGTCCCTCCACGAGCGACGCCGGGAGCCCGAGGGCCTCGACCTGCGCGACGAGGATGTCCTTCGTCGGGTAGGTGACGACCGCCGTGTTCCCGCTCGGGTCGTAGACATCGGGCTCCACGTGGAAGCCGTCGAACTCCGCCCGCTCCACGATGTCCCGCTCCCGCTCCGAGGTCATCGAGAAACGCACGCGCCGGAGGAAGTGCCGCGAGTAGATCGGGTGAATGCCCTCGGCGACCCCAGGCATCTTCGCGATGGTCCCGGTCGGGGCGACCGTCGTCACCTTCACGGGCTCCGGCATACGGAGGCGGAAGGCGTAGCGACGGGCCTCCTCGCGGACCACGAGGTAGAGGTCTTCGAGGAGCGCCTCGAAGCCCGCGTAGTACGGCGCCGCCGAGTAGCGGATGCCCTGCTTCACGAGGAAGCCTTGGACGCCGAGATGCCCGACGCCGATGCGCCGGTTCAGGTCGAGCCGCGCGGCCTGCTTCGGGTCGTTCACGTCGCCACACGTGGCACGCATGAGGAAGCGCGTCATGAGGACGTGCGCCTCGCGGAGTTCCGCCGTGAGGGCGAGCCCGCCCGAGGCGAAGGCGTCGAGGTTCACGTGCCCGAGGTTGCAGTTCTCCCACGGTTCGAGGGCGATCTCACCACACGGGTTCGTCGCGATGACGGTCCCGACCTCGCCGACGTTCGAGAGGGACGAGTTCCAGAGCCCGGGCTCGCCGTTCGTGAGCATCCGCTCCGCGACCTTCTGGAGGATGAGCCACGCCGCCGAGCCCTCGCGGCCCATGTCCGCCGTGAAGTCGTCGTCCACCTCGACCGAGACGTTCGTCGTCCAGTGCTTCGACGGGTCTTCCTTGCACGCGAGGAAGTCGAGGATGAAGGGGTCGCGCCAGTGGACGATGGACATGCGCGCCGAGCGCCGGACGCCGCCCGCCACGACCGCCTCGCCGATGGCGTGGTCAATCTCCATCGCGTCGAGCGGGGAGAGTTGCCGCGCGCCCGCGTAGGTGACATCGAGGCGGAAGCCGTTCTCGCGGTTGCCGTTCATGACCTCGGCGACCTTGTGGAGGAGGCGGGCGAACGGCTCCGGCCCCGAGGCGGTGCCGCCGAACGTGCGCAGGGCGGCGCCCTTGCGACGGACGCGGCTCATGTCGAAGACGCGGTTCTCGTGCTCGACCGGCGCGTCCGTCATGAAGGTGTCCACGAGGTCCACGAGCGCCGCGGCGATGCCCTCGCGCGAGTCCTCGACGGCGAAGGCGCCGTCCCACTCGTGCGAGTAGTCCGTCGAGATGAGGCCCGCGGCCACCATGTCGTCGTAGTCCGGGTGCGTCGGGTCACAGACGATGTGCACCTTCAGCGAGCGACGCGGGGCGCCGTAGCGGGCGAGGTACTTCGAGGAGTAGTTCGCCCCCACGCCGCCGCCCTCGGCGAGGCGCTGGAAGGTGAACTCGAAGTGCTCGGCGAGCGTCTCGCCCCAGCCCGCGACGTGACAGTTGAAGAGGTACTGCCGACCCTTGACGCCGGAGGCCCAGAGGTGGCGCCCGCCCGGGAGGAGGCGGAAGTCGTCCATGTAGGTGCAGAGGCGCTCGAACTCGGCGTGCGCCTCGGGGGCCCAGGTCGAGCGCGGCCCGTAGACGAGGGAGAGGTTTCCCTCGGCGACGCGGCGCACGGTCTCGGGCCACGTCTCCAGCGAGCCGTCCGGCTTCGGGCGAGCGTAGGTGCGGGTGTAAACGGTCTCGCCGGTCGGGCCGAACGGGACGGAGGAGGAGGTCATGCGTGAAACGCCTTTCGTGGCAAGGGCCCCCGCCCTCGGCGAGGAGGACGGGGGCCCGGGGAGGGAGTGGTCAGAGGAAGAGGAGGCGGACGAGGGTCGCCGTGACGAGCACGCCGACGAGGAAGCCGACGGAGACCGCGGCGCGGAAGGCGTCCTCGGCGTCCGGGCGCGGGAGGCTCACTCGATGGCCTTCCACACGGTCTCCGCGCGCTCGACGGTCACGGTCGCGTCGATGAGGCCGCGGGACTCCCGGGAGCCCTGCGCCCGAGCGGTGCCCGCCTTCGAGTAGGGCCCGTAGACCTCGGAGACCTGCGTCCTCCTCGTCTTCGGCTCGGGGAGGCGCTCCCACTGGCCGGTCTCCGGGCTCCACTCGCCGCGAATGGTCCACTCGCGAGTGCCCGTGATGACGACGCGGAAGGTCTCCTCCATGTCGGCCTGTCGGCGCGCCACGTCAGACCTCCGCCCCGACCGCGAACGCCCCCGGGAGGAGGAGGCGCCGGGTCACGAAGAGGCCCGCGTCCAGGCGGAGGTCTTCGAGCGTGCCCGTGTTGAGCACGACGACATCGGCGTCCGCCGAGGAGGTCGAGGTCTCCGAGGCGTGCGTGTCGCCGTCGTCGGGCAGGCCCGGACGCTCGATGTAGACGAGCGTCCCGCCCTGCGAGCGGATGAAGGCGACCTCGTTCGGGAAGCGGACATCCGTCACGACGACGTGCGCCGACGGAGCGGAGACGATGCGGCGGTGCGCCGCGCGAATCCACGCCTCGGGGTCCACCTCCTCGCGGATGACGACGCCGTAGTCCTGAAGGGCGCGGCGGACGTGCGGGTAGCCCTTCGCCACCTCCCAGCCGTGCGAGGCGACGATGCTCGACAGGCGCTCGGCGCCGGTCATCGTCGGCATGAGCGGGTCGAAGCGGAGGAGAGCGGCCTTCAGCGGGTCAGCGAAGGCGACGCGGTGGAAGCCGTGGTCCTCGATGAGGGCCGAGGCGAACGAGTCCTTGCCGGAGCGCTTGCGCCCCATGAGTCCGACGAGCGCCATGTCAGGCCCCCATCCCGAGGAGGATGGCGCCCGGGGTCGCCGAGGTGCGGACGAGCGCGAAGTGGACCTTCGCGTCGGCGTTGATGATGCCGAGGCCCTCGCGGTCGGGCTTCGGGAGGTCGAGGGTGAGGTCGAACTTCGCCTCGACGGCGGCGATGGCCTCCGCGAAGGCGGCGACCTTCCGAGTTGCCTCGGGGTCGATGAACTTGGACACGGTGAGGTGTTCCTCTCTGTCGGTTGGGGTGACAGGAGAGGAATGGGCCAGGAGTCCGAGGCTGCTCACGGGAAAGCGAAAGGGCCCCTCCCGGATGGGAGAGGCCCTCGTGGTCGGGCGGTCAGGCGTCGGCGGGGTAGTGGCCCGGGCCTGCGCAAAGGTGAGCGGAGAGACCGTGCTCGCAGACCGGGTAGAAATACGCCGCCATCGCCGGACCGAGGCCCGTCGTCGCCTCCTCGTCCACGTGCGAGGCGGCGTAGTCCTGCTGGCCGACCTCGTAGGCACAAGCGCGGCGGAAGAACGCGGCGGCGGCGGCGTCGGCCTCCGGGGTGTCGGCGACGGTGACACGGACCCACGCGCCCCAACCTCCGTTCGTCGTGAGGTAGGCGACAGTCTCGGGGGCGGCGGTGGCGGTGGCGGTGGAGTTCGTCATGGGGAGAGTGTAAACGCACGATGGCACGCTCTGCAAGCGAAGACGCGAAGAGGCCCCGACGCTCGCCGAGGAGGCGGGCATCGGGGCCTGTAGCGGGGCGGTGTGTAGGAAGTGCACGTTCTTCCTACATTCCCTATTCCGTTCTAGAGAGAGAGCGCCTAAAGAGGTAATAGAGAATGTAGGTAGTTCCTGCACTACCTACACGGGTTACTCCTCGGCGCCGCCCTCGGCGTCGCCCTCCGGCGTCACGTGAGCCGCGGCGAGGGCGAGGGCCAGGAAGTCGAGGACGTGCCCGATGTGGGCGATGACCTCGGAGACCTGCGACTCGGAGGCGAGGCCGAAGCCAGTCGCGACCGCGCCGAGTGTGCCGAGGAAGAGGTAGAGCGCGCGGCGCATCTCCGGCGTCAGGAACGCGGAGACCCTGCGGAGGAAGGCGAGCATGGGGGAGTCCTTTCGAGGGAGGGTCAGACGAAGCCGCCCGTCATGAAGTGGACGGCGAGCCACGTCACGAAGGCGAGGAGGACGAAGCGCCGGACGCGGACGGAGGCGGTCACGGGCGGGCGGGGCTTGCCCGCCTCGCCGATGCCGAACCATCGCCACACGTGCTCCGAGAGCGTGTCGCCCTCGCGCTTCGAGACGAGCGCGTAGCCCTCCAGCCCGACGAAGAGGCCGAGCCAGAGGAGCCAGAGCGCGGTCACGAGCCCGCGATCTTCTGGACGAGGGCGATGCCGCCGCCCAGCGCGGCCACGCCCGAGGCGCAGACCGTCCAGAGTTGCGCCGGGGAGACCGTCTTGCGCTCCTCGACGGCGCGGAGCCGCGCGTGCGCGTCGTGCGGCATGTCGCGCTCCAGCCCGCGCACGCGGTTCTCGTGGTCGGTCAGCGTCTCGCCGTGGTTGTCGAGGCGCTGCGCCTGCTGCGAGGTCGCGAGGTCGAGTTTCGCTTCGAGG